TACCAGTAACGTAGGGGCCCCCAGTGGCCCATCCCCGCCCCCCACAGTCACGCATGAATTTACACTGTAAATAATCAAAGAGTGCCTAAAAAATAGGCATTTATTAGTTATTGCCTAAAAAATAGGCAAAATATATAATTTACAAGGTAAATGCATTAGTGACTTTACAGCGATTGAAAGTTGCCACCAGCTAAGTATTTGATTTAAAAGGATTTATTGCATGACTATATATCATAATATACAGCAACTATGGCAGGGACTACCCAAACCCTAACGCCTTGAATTGCCTATTTATTAGGCATGGAAACTATGGCACGATTCTTGCTTGTGAGTGTGACATTTGTGCAACACTGTGACTCGAAAGTCACTCATCAAGCCCCTTACCATTTACGCTGTAAAGTCACGGCATAATGTACACTGTAAATGCACCAGTAACTTTTAGGTGTTGCATAATTGCAACGTCAATAGAAAAATCGACAAGTCATGCAAAAATATCTATTGACAGTCCCTTTTTAGACTAATTCTAAAAAACTAGCTAAGTACTTGAAAACAAACGATTATAATGACAAGCCTACGTTGCGTTCTAAGCACTAGGAAAGCTGGTCTATATAGTAGCATACCCGGGAACGTTTCAGCCCCTCACAAGCTATATAACCCCGCCTAGCGTGGATTCTATCCGCTAGTTCCTTGCGAGTACTCCCCAGCACTAGGGGAGTAATTTACAACGTAAATTCACTAATGGTTTTACATTGTAAATCATGAAGGCACAAAAAAGCCCGCTGTCATAGCGGGCTTCAGTGTCTCTATGGGATATCTTTAGACGATAAAAGCAAATCCCGCTTTTACTTCAATCAGCCCCTTATCCTCCAAATTAGCCAAGGCCCCGCCAATGGCGGACAAGTCCAAGTCAAAGCGATTAGACAATTCACCTATTAAGTCGCCCAAAGCTATGGCTTCAATGGCAGTGACAAGGTTAAGCATGGTGGTTTCGACAATAGTCATGATCTGTTCTTTCTGTTTGGTTTCTGATGGATACATAGAACCACACCCCAAGCCCGGGCACCAATGCAATAATTGCAGGTGAGCATTGCAGAAATTGCAAGCACAAAAAAGCCCGCTATAGAAGCGGGCCCTAATGTCTCTATTTTATTAGTTCATGAAGCTACGCGGAAAACACCCCGCACGCTTTGCCCAAAGCTCATGGACTTGTCGGGGGAATAGATATATCGCGTGGTATAGCCAGTGTCCAATGCGATGGAATGCTTGCAACGTCGTACCCCATATAGTTTCTTTTCTACACGACGACGAATCAAAACTTGGCGGTTAAACAGTGACGTTTTCTTGAACATTGTATTTCCCTTTCATGTTCGGTTTCGATGTTTTGAAGATAGCACAAAAAAGGATTCTGTAACGTGCAATTTTTGCAATGCTCATCTGCAATTATTGCATAGCTTGTGAGTCCCTTCTATGCTATGATGCAATCACTTTAAACGGTACATACGAAAGGACTCATTATGTACACTATCGCCGCAATTAATCCCGAAACAAGGAATCTTGTTCGAGTTTCGGCAATGTCTCGCAAGGATACTATTTCTATTCTTGATGAATATAAGCTCGCTAACTTGCCCGGCTTTGCTGGTAATGTTTCAAATGAACTAGCTTGTGAGACCTTTAAAATATGGCACAAGCGGGAATTGCAAAAGGTGGCGGCTATTATGGCCATTTAAAACCCCTTAAATAAAAACAATTAAGCCCGCTGCAATAGCGGGCTTTTTTGTGCCTTGATTAGTTCCTTTGTTAGTCGATAGCGTCGATAATGGCGAGCATGGCGAGTGCGCCTAAAACCATCACAACTATATCCATCACGGGTATCATGCTCTTTTCCCTTATTTGTCGCTATACTGTATACCGGCCATATATGCATCAATCAAGCCCGCTAGTTCCTTTTTAGGCATGTGCCCACGGTTGAAAATATCATGAACCCCGCCACCACTATTGGCTATTTGATAGAGGGCAACGCCCCCATAGGCTTGTGAAATATGATAGTTTCCAACTAAGCCTTGCACCCCCTTGTCGGTAACTTTCCAAGTCTCAGGTGAATTGTTCGTTAAAGCATTAAGCGAATCAACTTTTGCTTCTAGCATTTTTGACGTTACCCGCATTGTTCCGTTCCTTTTGTTTGTTTCGATAATTAGAGACTACGACAAAAAAAGAAGTCTGTAAAGTAAAAATTTCACAAAAAATAAATTATTTAAAGTGAAAGGGGCTTGTAAGTACTTTTAAGCACTACACAAGCCCCCTTTTGCTTTGACTGGCAATTTCCTTTTCTAGCTCAATCTATCTTTTCCCCCATGGTTTTATGACTTTTTGGATCAATTCAAAGTACCGAACAAGAATAGTACAATAGCTACAAATACCTTCAATGTCAAGCCCCTTTTGCTACATTATCGGCTTTTTTCTTGCTAGTCCCATGAGCAGGGAACGCAATGATAAAGTCTCGCTCACTAATTGAGCACAACTTGCAAGTCTCGCAAGAAACCTTGTCATTATGCGTAGCAGGACAGACAACATACTTATTTCCGCTATCCGTGAAAGTTTTCCGTGTTTCTGTGGATGCTACAACTGAAGTAATAGGAAACTCAGGAAAACTTTTTTTGAGGTCGTTTGCTTCCTGAATGTTGTTTGCCGATACGTTCACAGTAAACCCGGCTTCATTAGCGGCAAAAACAGCCATAAAGTTTTTCGGGTTTTCTAAATCGTGGTGAGTATAAGTAAACCCACGCTTGCCTTCATTAGCTTCTACTAGCTTGGCTAGTTTAAACCCGTCAATAGTCCCTTTGCCGTCTTGCGGCAAATCCCCGGCTTGATTATGACGCCATAGTTGATTCTCTGGCAAGGCTTCAATTTCTTTGCAAAAGTCATTCCATGTCATGCCCCGGTCGTGACTGGATACCTTGTCCCAATGAAGCTTCAAGGGGCCACTTGCGGCATAACAACCCCCCTCATTCATGTGATTGAACGGGCATGTATTTGGGCATGATGCTTGTTCTGTAGTGGACACGGGGATTTTTCCCGTTTTTGCGTTGCTTGACTTTTTCGTTAGGTGGACTTGCATTTTAGGTTTCCCTTTTTGCGTTTAACTGAAAACCAATAGAACACAAGCAAAACAAATTGTCAACCATAAAATTGCGTATTTTTAAAGAAACTTTATAAGCTATCTTGTAAGAAACTTTATAAGCATTTTGTAAGAAACTTTATAAGCATTTTGTAAGAAACTTTATAAGCATTTTGTAAGAAACTTTATAAGCATTTTGTAAGAAACTTTATAAGCATTTTGTAAGAAACTTTATAAGCTATCTTGTGAGTATGTTTTTTATGTTTTATACAAAAAGAATAAAAACCAAAAGTTACTTACAAGTAAGAATATTATACACTAAAAATTATTTCTGTCAATCATTATCTTTGTAATTATATTACTATTTTCCTACAAACAAAACAATAATATTATTCTCTTTCTTGTTGACTTTCCTTCCAAGGCTTAGTATGGTCTAACTCAATCGAAACAGAAAGGTAAGGAAATGAAAGACAATAGAAACCTGATGCCAAACGAAAACTGGCAAACATCACAACGAGGACCTAATGAGGATGAATACAAAATTTATCTTTCTTGTGCTGATGATGGAAACGGCAATGACTTTACGACAGGCAAGCCGCTAAAGTCCTATGATGAATGGTTGAACAGCTAAATCAATCGAAAAACAGAAAGGCCCGTTATGAAAGACATTCAAGAAACATTAATATCCTTGATAGTAGCATGTATGCTCGTATCAGTCTTCTTTTTTGTTACGTCTTGCGTGACAGAACAAGACGAGCGGCTCATGCTTGATCGTTGCTTGGAGCGTTCAACCCATATAGAGAATTGCATAGCATTGGTGAAGGACTATGAGAATGAATAAATATGAACTGGCAGAAAAGCAAGATAACGGGCTTTATCGTATACGTGCCTTAAAAGGCTTTGGGGACGTAAAGAAAGGCGATTTAGGCGGGTTTGTAAGTGGCGTCCATAATCTCTCACAAGAAGGCTTGTGTTGGGTGCAAGGTGACGCTTTGGTGTCCGGTGACGCTTGGGTGTTCGGTAACGCTCGGGTGTCCGATGACGCTCGGGTTTCTGACAACGCTCGGGTTTCTGCCAACGCTCGGGTTTCTGATTACGCTCAGGTGTTCGGTAACGCTTGGGTTTATGGTGACGCTCGGGTGTTCGGTGACGCTTTGGTGTTTGATGACGCTCTGGTGTTCGGTAACGCTCGGGTGTTCGGTTTCGCTCAGGTGTCCGATGACGCTCAGGTGTCCGATGACGCTCGGGTTTATGGTAACGCTCGGGTGTTCGGTTACGCTCAGGTGTTCGGTAACGCTTGGGTTTATGGTGACGCTCGGGTGTTCGGTGACGCTTTGGTGTTTGATGACGCTCTGGTGTTCGGTAACGCTCGGGTTTCGGGTATTATGAGAAGTGACGGCTATTCTTTCATAGCTGTTCCTGACAAGAATAACGTTATCCGGGTTATCGCTGGTCGTCGTTATTTCACCTTTGATGAAGCCTATGAGCATTGGGAGCTTACACGTAAGGATACACCTTTAGGAGACGAAACTATAGAAATTTTGAACTTTATGAAAAAAATGGTTGACATTAAAGGATACGCAGGCTAGTATCCCAACATCACTTGAAAGAAGGAAGCAAGATGAAACTGAACACTGAACAGAATGACATTGTAAAGATTGGGAACTTCGGAGAAACGGGTGCTTTTAATATTCAAGCCTCTGCGAAGGCTTTTAAAATCCTCTCGGATGGTCTCTACACCGATAAAATTCAGGCTTGTATTCGGGAGCTATCCTGTAATGCCTACGACAGTCATGTTGCTGCTGGTAAGGCTGATGTTCCTTTTAAGGTTCATATGCCTACAATTCTGGAGCCCTTTTTCAGTGTTCAAGATTTCGGTTTAGGCTTGTCCCATGACGACATTATGCACCTGTACACTACGTACTTTTCCAGTACTAAAACAGACTCCAATGATTTCATTGGGGCGCTTGGGCTTGGAAGTAAATCGCCATTCTCTTATGTAGATAGCTTCACAGTCGAAAGTATCTTTGAAGGTCGCCTGCGTAAGTACTCTGCCTATATTGGAGAGGATGGTTCGCCTCAGATCACGCTTATGATGGAAGACATGACTTGTGGTACTAATGGTGTCACTGTGTCCTTCCCTGTTAAGAAAGAGGATATTAATACTTTCTCTAAATACGGGTATCTTTTTGATCTGTTTCCTGTGGAACCTCTCAATAACTTCCAGTATGAGAACAAGACGGAAGTGGTAGAGGAGATTGAAGGCTTGTGCAGGTTCATTAATAATGGGTATCTCCGCCAGCACCGGGAATATTACTTTGCCATTCAAGGTAGCGTATCCTATCCTATTACAATGTCAGAAGAACTTCTGGCAGAAATTGAGAAGTATGGTGATGAAACCATTCTTAAAAATTCCCATCCTATCAATGTCTGTCAAATGATCTTTCCTGTAGGCTCCCTTGATGTAGCTGCTAGTCGTGAAGCCCTATCCTATGACAAGCAAACGATTGAAGCGATTGCCAAGCGAGGGCATGAGGCCTACAAAGCCATTGAAGCTAAAATTCAAAAAGACATAGACGCTTGCCTTACTGAGTGGGAAGCCTACACTACAGCATATCATTTGGAGCAGGCATACAAGGGGTATTTTAATTTATCAACAGTCACTTATAAAGGTAAGAAGTACGATTGTAAAAAGTGGGGTACTTCTCACCTTCATGGTACCCACAAATTTACCATGTACGCGAAGAACCTTCATGATTATCGCTTCAAGGAAGTTTCTAAAAGCTACGCAGCAGGTAATATAACTATCCCTCTAAAGTCCGATAAGGCACCTGCCTTCATTGTCGTGACAGGTGATGTACGGAATTACAAACAGCGAGCTAACAAGTACTTGCAAGACACCTCAGAGATTATTCGGGTCCTGACTATCCAACCACCTTCTTTTATTGAGCCAGAGAAGCTGCACGAGTTTCTTTCAGGTATCGTCGAAGGGTATCCTTACATTATGTATGATCGTGACCTGCCAGATGTGGAGCGTAGTTCCTCTGGTGCGCCTAAAGTAAAGAGTACGGTTGAGAAGACACCAGAGAACCTTACAGAATATTTCGAGGTTAAAGATACTCGCTGGTATGGTGGATTAGACCGCTGCTATAAGCCGCTACCTGACTCTGGTGGCTACTATGTAGAAATCAAGAACAACCATTGGCTCCGCTCTGATGGCGCAGAAGCCATTAGTTTGGCTACTGAAAATTCTTATCGAAATTTTGATTGGATTACTTCTCTGAAAGAAGCTCTTGGTATTAATACTCTTTATGGGTTCAACCAAGTACAGATGCGTCATATTCGTAATGACGCTCGCTGGAAGCCTGTCAATTCTCTTATTACGTCTAAGCTAGAGCACCCTAAAGCTGTAGAACATGCGGAAAAGGAAGCGGAGTTTGCTGCCGTTAGCGATTATGATAGAGGATATTTGAGGGATAACCGGCCTATTATTAGTGTCCTTTCAGAATTTCATCCAGAACTGGAAAAAGGTATCACTCAAATTCAGGCGTCAGAGGCTTTCTATGCTGATATGAAAGATGCGACAGACGATGGTGTAAAGTTTGCACACAAAGCTGTATCCATTCACCAATTGAATACTGCCCTGCGCCGTATCCTTGGGAAAGATGAACTTTATCCGAAAAAAGACTTGACATCCTTAAATTTCTCGGGTATGGTATCAGACCTTGTAACAGAAAAATATCCTCTACTTATGTCGGCAAGCGGAGAATTTACAGACAACATAGAAGAAGCTAAGATTTACATTAACGCAAAGAAGGAAATGGAAAATGAGTAACAACACAAACGGCGCTATCCTCACCAGTGAAAGTATCACAGCTATTGTGGATGGCAACCAATATACAGTAACACGAGACAATGTGAATTTCACAAAGGCTCTGGAAGCTGCTTCGGAACAACGATGGGATGATCTTGTGGAGATTCTCTCCCCAGTAACAGTCTTGATTAATTTTGGGAATGGCAGAGTGACTATTAAAGATGGTCAGGTGCTTTATATGGGAGATGTTGTTCACAACGTCCTTGCCACTCGAATGTTGGAAATGGCACAAACAGGCTTCAACGTTGAGCCGATGGCTAACTTCCTTGACAATCTTCATTCAAACCCCTCGAAACAGGCTGTAGATGAACTATACCTGTTCTTGGAAGCTAACAATCTGGCAATTACGCCGGATGGTCACTTCCTTGCTTATAAGAGGGTCACAGAAGATTATATGGACATTCACAGCCGGTCTATGAATAACAGCGTGGGTCAGGTAGTTACTATGCCCCGTAATAAAGTGGATGATGTCCGTGCTAATACCTGCTCAGAAGGGTTGCACTTCTGCTCGCTGGAATACCTGCCTCACTTTGGTTCCCTTTCCCGAGGAGATCGGACAGTTATTGTCAAGATCAACCCGGCTGATGTTGTAAGTATTCCGAAGGACTATAACAATGCTAAGGGTCGCACCTGTCGCTATCAGGTAGTAGCGGAGCATGACAGTGACACTGAGAGTGCTTTTTATGAACCTGTAGTGGATTACTCCCCTGAGGAAGAAGCCAACGAGCTCGGTGATAGTTTCTTTGAATTTTTAGAGGGACTTACGGACTAATGAACTTCCCTGCCCTAGAATATGTGCATGTGTTTGACAAGAGTGAGAAAGGCCACCGCCGTCTTTTCGTCTTGACAAAAGGAAAGAAGTGGGTTAATCTCTATTGTCCTTTTACTTGTACAGGAATAAAGGTTAGACGTATCAACTATGATGATATGTTCATAGAACAAGAACTTCCTAGTAGACGGCTATTGAATATCCTTAAAGACAATCGAAAGTCTTTTCAAGACACTACAGTACGGACGGATAAGCTGGTAAAGGATTTAGAGACTACTCTAAAGAAAGATAAAAATAAATGAAAAAGTTGTTGACAAGTTCACTTACAGAGGCTATGGTAATCCTTAAGGCTTCTGGTTTTGAGGAAGATAAGAGTTATCGCTTCTTTCGATTAGACGAGGATTATTCTCAAGCGGAAGCCCGAGTGTTTAAAACAGCAAACGGTGGATATTCTATCCACTTTCTACCAGAGGAAGACCTTGATGAACATATTTGTCCTTGACGAAAACCCTAGAGTTGCTGCACAATATCATTGTGATAAGCATGTCGTGAAGATGGTTCTTGAGACAGCGCAGATACTCTGTACAGTAGTCTCCCAACATGGTGTTTCTAGTCCTTATAAACCTACTCACAAGAACCACCCATGTACTTTATGGGCCGGAGAGTCTCGAGATAACTTTCTATGGACGAAAGAGCTTGGAGAGGAACTTGGATGGGAGTATGCTAGACGATATAACAAGATACATAAGAGCGCCTTTGTTATTGACTCTTTGTATCCCCCTCTTACAATGCCAAACTCAGGTCTTACAGAGTTTGTCCAAGCTATGCCCGACCAGTATAAGAAGGAAGATGTGGTAGGAGCTTATCGTAATTATTATAAGGGCGAAAAGGCTTCTATAGCAAAATGGAAGGATGGCTGTATGCCATATTGGTGGAGAGATGAAGGGACATTCAGAGAGACTAAGGAAACAAAGGAACGCAGCACTTAAGGCTTTAAGGACTGACCCTCGGTTTACTCGTAATAAGACTGAGAAAGGTAATCGCAAGAAAGATCACCCAAGGAAGTTAAATAAACATAAGGATTTAATAGATTATGACCAATGAACTGGACCTTACCAAGCCAATGCAGACCCGTGACGGGGGGTATGACGCAGAGCACATCTACACGTTTTCAAATGAGGGGCTTCTGTTTGCTATCAAGAACGCAGATGGAAAGGAGGGAGTCGTAGAGCGCCTAGCTGACGGCAGGGTGTATGACAACACAGACGACAAGATGGACATCATCAACGCGCCGCAGGAAACGGTGGTATGGATGAACCTTTACGAAAGAGGTGAGGTCAGCCGTCATTACAACAAAGAGGTGGCTGACGCCTACCACGAAGAGTGCGGATACAGAATAGGGCAGCGCATTGCCTGCGCCAGATTTGTGCTGAAAGAGGGGGTGTGGGATGACTGACGCAACACTGGAAGCCGTGAAGGCGGCGGTAAGACCCAGCATCATAAACGCAACAGGCGGCGGGGCAATGGGGTTGGCCAACTACGAAATTGAAGAAATAGTCAATGATGCAGCCCAAGCCGCCATCGGCGCCATGCCCAAACAGGAATGGCAGCCGATTGAGAGAAGCGATGTTGTGAGGACTGGGCTGCGAATGTCTGTCCGGCTAGAGGTCGGGGATGAATTAGGAATGCTGCGCGTGACGTATGATGGTGAGGGTTTCCGGTTGGACTTCTCACCGGAGCAACTGCGCGACATTTACAATGCTGTGGGAGAGACCCTTCCAGCACCACCAGAGAAAGTGTAAAGATAGTTTGGGCTCCCGATAAAATAACACATGAAGGAAAGAAAAATGAGCGACGATGATAATATTTTAAATGTTTCTTTTGGAGAAACGAAAATTTCACCGAATGAAGTACTCGACATGGCTAAGGACAAACTAAAGAGTGTTATCATTATCGGAGTAACAGATGAAGACTCAGACTTAGGAGAATCTATCTATTTATCTTCTTCTGAAAATAATGCAGCCAACGCTATCTTCACTATTGAACATGCGAAGATGCTTATTATGCAGCTTTCTTCACAATAGTCCTTTACAATCACATAGAAGTCTGCTATGATTATACGTAATAAGGAATAAGATGACTCTTGACGACGCTATCGACCTGTACATCGACTCCTCTTGGTTTGTCGGCTTGGCAAGTAATACTCAAACTAATTACTTAGCCTATCTCGATAAAGCGAAGAAATTACTTCCTACTACTACAGAAAAGGTAACTCCTTTACTTGCTGACAAAATCTATGCCAAAGTAAAATCAAAGAGTGGAGAGAGAACAGCAATTTACTTTTGCTCTGTTATGAGGAGACTTTGGAATTTTCTTTATAGGGCAGGAGAAGTTCAGTCTGTTCCTTGGGCTGCAATGGGCGTTAAGAATACGCTTAAGCCTCGTGATTCCATTTGGAGTCCTGAACAAGTAGATAAGGTCATTGATGAAGGTAGTCTTGGGTTGTCCTTGTTCGTATCTATGTCTTATGATACCGGGCAGCGTCCCTCTGATATTCTTTCAGTAACCAAAAGTAATGTTAAAGATGGTTGCCTGTCACTGGAACAGTCAAAAACAGGGACTAAAGTGGTTGTTCCTCTTACCAGTAGAACGCTTAACCTACTCGACAGAAGGTATCAAGAGCTACCAAATACGGACACTCTTGTATGTACTAAGACAGGTCTAAAATATCACTTGACAAACCTCAACAATGAGTTTAGAATAGTGCGAGATAAGTTGGGAATCCCTAGTAATATCCAATTGCGTGATCTTCGACGTACTACTCTGACTGAACTCGGGAACGCTGGTGCGACAGAGGATGAAATTATTGCTGTCTCTGGACACAAATCCCGACAAGTCGTATCTGTTTACGTACAGAAAACAAAACAACAAGCGTTTAACGCTATGGAAAAAAGGAAGAACAATCAATGAGTTTCACAGTTGTAACGGCAGGTGATGTACTGACTCGGGTCTGTCATGGGGACGCCCGAGCAGCCGGGTGGTGGTCTGACATTCTTACAGGAGAAGATGTAGAGTTTAATGTTCCAGAGAAGCTGTGTTTGATCCACAGTGAGATTTCAGAAGCTATGGAAGCTGATCGTAAAGACCTTATGGACGACAAACTACCCCATCGTAAAGGGGTAGAAGTAGAGTTGGCTGATGCAGTTATCCGTATTTTTGATTTAGCAGGAGCTCTTGAACTTGATTTAGGGCTTGCAATTGACGAGAAACTGAGTTATAATCGTCAACGTGCTGACCATAAACCTGAAAACCGAGCTAAAGCCGGTGGGAAGAAATACTAATGAAAGTCCGTAAACAAACAGATACAATTATTGTTCATTGCTCTTATACGCCACCTTCTATGGATATTGGCGCATCCGTTATCCGAAACTGGCACTTGGAACGAGGCTGGAGTGATATTGGGTATCACTATGTCATTACTCGGGACGGTACAATAGAGGATGGCCGACCAGTGGGACTTGTAGGCGCACATACAAAAGGTGTTAATTGGCGTTCTATTGGTATCTGTCTTGTGGGGGGTAAGAATGAGGATGAAGATGAAGATGAATTTAACTTCACCCAGCCTCAAATGACTTCGCTTAACCTACTGGTTAAGGATATTCTTAAAACACATAAAGGTGAAAGTATTAGAGTAGCGGGTCATAATGAGTTCTCAGAGAAATCCTGTCCTTGTTTTAATGTCCCTGCATGGTGGTCTTTTGGTGATGTACTAAAGGTAAAGAATGGCTGATACTAACTTCATTACTAAGACAAACTGCGAGAAGTGTGGATCAAAAGATAATGTTGGTGTTTGGGAAACAGAAGAAGGAAAGTATCACGGGTACTGTTTCTCACAGGAATGTGAAGCCCATTATAATTGGAACACGCTAGAGGATGTTGGAATTGAAGGAAAAGGACATATGAGTACACAGAAAACGTCTTATAACCCTTCTAATAAAGGGGTGAGTTGGAAGACTCAACCTCTTGAAGATCGTGCTATCATGCTTGATGCTGTTCAAAAGTTCCAGATCAAGACTGGCTCTAATGGTGAGATTGCTTTCCCGTTCTATAACAAAAACGGAGAAGTCGATTGGGTTAAGTATAGGACACCTGACAAGGACTTCAAAGTACAAAAGAAGTCCGGTGCTAATTTCAATGATGCTCTCCTATTTGGTCAGAACCTCTTTCCTGCTGGTAAAGGGACAGGTAAGTTCAAGAACATCATCACTATTGTAGAAGGTGAGTTTGATGCTGCATCAGCTTGGGAGCTCCTTGGACAGAAAGGCTCTGTAGTATCTCTCAAGAACGGAGCACAGTCAGTTAAGCAATCTTTGAAAAACCCTGATATTTATGAGTACCTTAACTCCTTTGACACTATCGTTGTTTGTTTCGACAATGACGAGGCAGGCAAGTCAGCAACCAAGACTTTCTGTTCGGCCTTCCATCCGAAGAAGCTCAAATTGTTCCCGCACCAGCCGGGGCTGAAAGATGCTAATGATTATCTGATGAAGGGGCTGTACAAGAAGTTCACGGACTTGTGGTGGAAGTCAGAACCTTATAAAGAAGATGGCATCATCGCTGCTGATACTCTTATTGGGAACATTGTTAATAAGCCCCCACAGGTCTGCTATAGCTATCCTTGGGAGGGTTTGAATGAGAAGACATATGGCTGTCGTATGACTGAAATGGTCACTATCACAGCCATGACGGGTGTAGGTAAGACACAGATTCTTCGTGAGTTTGACTATGGTATGCTGACTAACCCTGACCCCGTTTTGTTTACTGAGAACCTTCCTGATGGGTTTGTGCCAGAGAAGATAAAAGTCGGTATTCTTTCTATTGAGGAAGACCCGGAAGTATCTCTCGAGGGGCTTGCCAGCCTTCACCTGAACAAGAAGCTACACCTTCCTGACGTACATAAAGACCCTGATGAAGTAACCACCGCTCTTAAAGAAATTGTATATGACGAAGATGGTGAGGTACGTCTATATTTCTATGACCAGTTTGGGTCTAATGAGATTGAGAACATCATCAATAAAATCTGGTTCATGGCTAAAGGCTTGGACTGTAATGTAGTAGTACTTGATCATATCAATATGGTTGTATCAGATCAGCGTCAGGAAGATGAACGTCGAGCCCTTGATGAAATTGCTACCAAGCTCAAGCAAATGACCAAGGATTTGAAGATCAACCTACATGTCGTTGCTCACCAGAACCGTGATGGTAAAATCCGTGGCACAGCAGCTATCGAGCAGTTAAGTAACACTGTTATCTTCGCTGAACGAGATATTGAAGCGGAGAATGAGGAGCTTCGTAACACGACCTCCCTATCTATCCAGAAGTGCCGTTTTAGTGGCAAGACTGGACCGGCTGGTTGGTTGTATTATGATGATGAAACAGGCCGTATGATTGAAGTAGATTGCCCTACAATGGAGGTTTAAATGGGAAAGATACTACTACGTATATGTATGATGATTGTGTTTGCCGGTGTAGGGGCTGCTGTTAGCAGTAAAAAGAAATAACAACAATGGATGAAGAACAACCACTTGAACTCCTGTATGATGCTATAGCTAATAACAAGTCCTTGGGGAATATACACTTTTGGAAAAGTGATATACACTACACAAGGGCAGCTATACACTACGCCACTGGCGTATATCTAACCTTGAAAGAAACTCACAGATACCTTGTAGAAGAAGGATTGATAAAAGAACATGACAGATAGAGAATACGTTGATGAAGTGCAAGAATAACGTGTGGAAAACATGGGCAAGAGCCCTTGGGGGAAAATCTGGTAATTCTGACAAAGAGGCTGATGCAGTAGCTAGAGTTAGAACATCAATCATCATCTTTGAAGTAATTGTCGGTGGGTTTATCATCGCCAACGCTATTAGACACTGGTAGAGGGCTTTAATGAGCATATACGATGATTACGAAGTACTAGAGCAAATTTTTATGGTTACTAAGGATGAATATGATGAGCTTGTCAGGTGGTTAGACGAAAATGTACTTGACAACCGCATTTCCTTAAACTATAATGAGAACTTCCGGGGTAGGCTATCACTTACCCACACAGAACTCATGGAGAAGCTGAATGAAAGTAATTCTGGACATTGAGGCTGACAACTTCCTAAAAGAAGTTAAGAACATCTGGTGTATTGTGGTAAAAGAATACCACAAGAACAACTGGTGGGTGTTCGATAGCGAAGCCTTGGTACCAGAGTATTATCATAGTAAGCCTCGGTTTCCTTTAGAGGACTTTAACGACTTCTCTAAAGACATTGACACCATGATTGGACATAATCTTCTCGGTTATGACTTGCTTGTTCTTGAAAAGTTACTTGGCGTTAAATTCCCTGTGACGAAAGTAGAAGATACCCTTGTCATGTCTTTGATGTTCAACCCTGATCGTCGGGATAAACACGGGATGCACTCTCTTGATGCTTGGGGAGAGCGTTTAGGTAAACGCAAGATAAAGTTCAATGAGTTCCATGAGTACTCAGGAGAAATGTTAGAGTACTGCGTAGGTGACGTTGAAGTTAATGAACGTCTTTATGATGCGCTGTTGAAGGAAGGTAAGAAACAGCCTCCTGATGCCCTTCGAGTAGAACACTCGGTATACTACCTTATGCAGAAGGCAGCCGAAAGGGGTGTCGAATTTGACCTTGAGCGTGCCCAAAAGCTACAGGCCAAGCTGAAACAAAAAGCTGCTATCCTTGAACGTGAGGTTTATAAGGTCTGGTCTAAAGCTGCCAAGCCTTATAAGACCGCCTCCAAGGACCGTACATATACTCCTAAGTACACCAAGGATGGCTCTTTGAGTAAGGTAGGGCTGAACTGGCTTGATGGAGATTTGGAGCTTGCTGAGGAAATCCTATTCCCCGGTGCTCCTTGTACACCTATTGTGTGGGAGCCGTTCAACCTTGGTAGTTCTAAACAAGTTATCAATAAGCTGAACGCTGTAGGGTGGGAACCAGAGGACGTTACAGATGCTCACGAGAAGATGATTAATGATCTTGATCGTGGCAAGAACGATATTCCTCAGAGTTACATCGACCATATGCAGACGTATGGCTGGAAAGTCAATGAAAAGAACCTTGGAACGGTCTCCAAGAATGCTCCTAAGCCTGTCAGGGCGCTTGCTAAGTGGCGAATGTTCTCCTCACGGGTGAATACCCTCCAACAGTGGATGGATGCAGTATCAGAGGAAACTGGCCGGGTACATGGAGAGATTTTCCCTATTGGAACACCAACGCACCGCATGAGACACAGAAACCCTAACCTTGGCAATATCCCCGGTGCAGATGCTCCTTATGGCTTGGAATGTCGTCGTTGTTTCTATATTCCAGAGGATGACTATGTAATGGTCGGCACAGATGCTTTCAAACTGGAACTCTGCTGTATCGCTAACGAAACTAAAGACCCCGGCTTGCTAGGTGCTTTGTCTCGTCGAGAGGATATGTGGGCAGTACTTCAAGAGCTAATTGACCTGCCGACTAAGAAAGTAACTAAGTCAACGACTTATGCGTATTGCTATGGAGCACAGAATCCTCGTCTTGGGTTGGTAGCTTTTGGAGGTGGCGCTAAAGAGGGCGCTAAAGTACGAGACAAGATTCGTAAGAACATCCCTAATCTACAGAAGTCAGTGGACTCAGCGAATAACCAGTCTCGTCGATTTGGGAAGGTACAGGCTATTGATGGTCGGTGGTTGCACTCCCGTTATCATCACTCGTCCTTCAATCTTAAAATGCAGGGGAACGGGGCTATTGTGTGTAAGCGTTGGCTCTTGAAGATTATGAGAGAAGTCTACAGAGAGAAGTTGGATGTTACTTTGTTATTGGCAGTTCACGATGAATACCAATTTAAAGTACATAAGAAAGATGTAGACAGATTTAAAGAAATCTGTGAGAGTACTATTGGAGAGGTTGGAGAGGAACTTAACATGCTTCTTCCTCTTATGTCAGATGTTATGGTGGGGAGGTCTTGGGACCAGACTCACTGATTGATGCTTGGAGATACACGAGAGGGGGGTAAAAAGCGATAAAGTACTTGACAAACACGAGAAATGTGTTATAATTAGCGTTCTCTTTGATTAACTTCAAAGAAACTACCTAGAAAATGGAGAATTAAATGGCTAAAAAGAAAGAAAAAGAATACAAGGTCTTCCGAGGGAAAGCCTACTGGTTCAATAACCTGTTGAATAAGAACAAGTATAGCGACAAGTACGAGCTTGTCCTCGGAAATTTGTCTGAGGAGCAGGTGAAACTGGCTAAGGATACAGGCTTGTATGTACGGAGTAATGTGCCGGGCAAAGAAGAACAAGGAAGCTGGGTTAAGTTTAAATCCGGGTTCCCTCCCCGTAAGTTCAAGGACCGTACTAATCGTATTCTGAGTGAATATGACGTACAAGAGCTTGGAGTAGGTAACGGCTCTGATGTAGCTGTACGAGTAAACATCTGGCATTATGAGCCTAATGCCTCTATGCAGGGGGCGACTGGTGTTGCGGGGAGCGTTGAGGCTGTTCAGCTTATTAATGTCATCGAGTATGATAGTGATGATGGTTTTGAAAACTATGATTCCGAAGAAAATGAACAGGAAGAAGTACCTGACTATGATGACACCGACGAGGAGTTGAACGACGAAGTTCCCTTTTAAAATCTAGTGAGATAGTGTTATTGGACCTTTACACTATCTCTATAGAAGGCTAGGGTACTGAGCCAAAGGAGTGTGCCTGTCTACTACGACATACGTAGCCGTCATGGTCGAACTGACGAAAACGCTTCGCTACTAAGTAGTTGGGGACGCTTGTAACAAAGGACTGGTCTACCATCCCCATTTTAAACTCAGGAGATTTCCTTTTGCCGAAGACAATCGACACACTATCACAAGACATCCGAGACATCATCGACGAAGGTTTTATTCCTTCCGAGGAGAACTTGGAAGTAATGGCCGAGAACATCAAAGACCTCTTAAGAACTCGCTTTACAGACTACAAGGAGAAGGGTGAACCAAAAACCCTTCGTATGTCTAATTTAGGTAAAGGCATGAGGGCCTTGTACTATGACTTGAAGGAAGAAAACCCGCCTAACCAGATTTACTCCGCAGAGAACCGTGTACGGTTCCTTATTGGAGACCTGTTAGAGCAGTTGTTTATCTTCTTTATCAAGGAAGCTGGACATGAACTTTCCAGTGAACAGCTAGAGTTGGAGATTGACGGTGTTCTCGGCCACCCTGATGGAGTAGTGGATGGTGTTCCTCTCGATATTAAAACAGCCAGTACTTATTCTTATCGAGATAAGTTTGCTAATGGGAACCTTCTTCTTAATCCTGATAGTGATAGCTTTGGATATGTTGGACAGATTTCTGCCTATGCTCAGGCTCTCGGAGCTAAACAAGCGGCTTTCCTAGCTATTGATAAACAGAATGGTGATTGGTGTGTGCTGGAAGTCGATGAAATGGACATGATTAATGCCTCTGATCGGATTGCTGATGTTCGCCATCATCTTGATAATGATGAACTTCCAGAACGATGCTATGAGCCTGTTACGCACAAGAACGGGAATATTGAGTTGAACAAGAATTGTTTTTGGTGTCGCCATAAGCATGAATGCCATAGTGACGCTAATGACGGACAGGGTATTAGGACGTTCCAGTACTCTAACAAAAAGGTAGACTTTATTCATATTGAAAAGCTACCTAAAGTAGATGAAGTTATATAGGAGGTAAATTATGAACCTAGTAAACGTATCCTTTAAAGACGGCACACTTGGTCAGTACCCTGTTACTGAACCGTCGAAGGACTTGAGCGTAACAGCACAAACTATTACACTAACCTCTGTAAGTGGGGCGCTCAATATTATTTTGCGAGAGAATGTAAAAGAACTCTCGGTAGTAAAGGTAGAAGTCAATGAAGACACAAGCACGGAAGGCGAAAGGTCGTCGGCTCCAGCAGTGGACTCAGGACCAGATACTACAGAGGACTAATCTCTCAGAGGAGGATGTTCGCTCTACACCTATGGGAACTCAGGGGGCTGACTTATTGATGTCGAGAGCAGCTTATGAGACCTTCCCTTATAGTATCGAATGTAAGAACCAAGAGAAGTTCAAAGGCATCTATGATATAGTCCAACAAGCTATAGACCAAGATGATGGATATGAGCCTCTTGTTATCCTCAAAATGAACCATAAGAAACCTTTAGTGGTTTTGGATGCCGAGCATTTCTTTGACTTGGTGTTACAAAACCCCGGACAGAATGAAGAATTGTCATAGGAGTTATAACAAAATGAAGACAATTAGAATGACAGTTGATCTGGAGTATGATGATGAACAAATGCATGGAAACAACCTCGAAGAAATTGAGTGGTTCCATAAAGAAATCCTACGGGACGGAGGGCTTACTCTTCATAGTAACGAGCTAGGCGATATCATCGGTGACATCACTTTGATTCGAGAAGAACCTAAGAGTACTCCTAACTCTCGCACAAGAAAATCATATAGTCCGATGTAATGCCTAGACGCAAAGGACTCACTAACGTATACGTTATCTACTCTAGGTTCTTAAAGCGTATACTAACAAATAGTCGAGGAGAAATGTTCCTCTATCAGAACTTTACAGACGCTAAGAAGGGGGCTGCGGCCATTCTCAAAAATGTCTTGAAGAGTGATGAAAGAATGGAGCTAGTGATTGTTGAGTGTAAGCTCAATGAGTACGCTCATGTGGACTATCGACGCTCAGATAGGTCGATTAAAAGGGACAAGATGACAAAATCCACTTGACTTTTTAGCCCTATCTGATATAACTATATGTCCCTTTCAAGCCGATTTCATATCGGCTTTTTTAGTCTCTAACACACAAGGAAATAATAATGACAGACAAAACCTATGGCCCTCAAAACCCCTTCTCAGAAGACCTTCATGCAGTAAAATATAGAACCGAAGGAGAATCCTTTTATGAAGCTATGTGCAGGATTTCTGCCGAGCTTTCTGACACAGAGGAAGAACGACAAACATATAAAGACATTCTTTTGAACATGCGGTTCCTCCCTGCTGGTCGAGTACAGGCGGCTGTGGGGGCTGCTCGGGAAGTAACTCCTTTTAATTGTTATGTAAGCCGCACTATTGAAGATGATTCCCACTCCATTATGGATGCTCTTAAGGAGTCCTTCCTTACAATGCGTATGGGCGGAGGGATTGGCTATAACTTTAGTAACCTGCGTCCTCGGAGGTTTCGTATTGCTTCCCTAGACGCCGAAGCATCGGGCCCTCTCTCGTTCATGGATACCTTTGACGCCAACTGTAAGACGGTCCTTTCTGCTGGTCATCGCCGTGGCGCTCAGATGGCAGTTCTGGACGTATCTCACCCGGATATTGAGGAGTTTATTCACTCAAAACAGAACGAAGATCGTCTAAGGAACTTCAATATTTCCGTTGGAGTGACTAACAAGTTCATGGAAGCACTTAAGAGTGATTCTCAGTTCCCTTTGGAATTTGAAGGTAAAGTAGTTAAATGGGTTAGCGCCAGAAAGCTTTGGGATGAAATCATGCGTTCCACATGGGAGTGGGCAGAGCCGGGGGTTCTGTTTATGGACCGTATTAATGAGGCTAACAACCTATATTATATTGAAACCATTGAAGCAACAAATCCTTGTGGAGAGCAGCCGCTCCCGCCGTATGGAGCTTGTCTTCTTGGAAGCTTCAACCTGACACAGTATATTAAAGAGGAAGAAGGAACACGATACTTCGACTATCGTTCCTTTGAAAAAGACATTCCGCATGTGGTCCGTATGGTTGATAACATCATAGATGATGCTATTTTCCCTCTGCCAGAACAGCATGAGGAAGCTGTCAGCAAGCGCCGTATGGGCTTGGGAGTAACTGGCCTAGCTAATGCAGCAGAGGCTTTAGGCTTCTCTTATGGCTCTCCTATCATGTTGGAGTTCACCAGAAAGGTATTGGAGACCCTCCGTAATACCTCTTACATGGCCTCTGTAGAGCTTGCAAAAGAACGTGGACCCTTTCCTTTGTTTGATCGTGACAAGTATATTGATGGAAAATTCGTACAAACTCTCCCCCGAGAAGTAAAAAAAGCGATTTATCAGAATGGAATTCGAAATTCACACTTGACTTCTATCGCTCCTTGCGGTACAATTAGCCTTACTTCTGACAATGTTTCATCTGGACTAGAACCAGTGTTCTCACTCGAAACAGAACGGACAGTAGCTCTCCCAGATGGGACTGTAGAAGTAACACTAAAAGACTATGCTTACGAAACTTGGGGCGTTAAAGGCAAAGAATCCAAGGACGTAACAGCACAGGAACATATAGAGGTTCTAAAAGCGGCTGTTCCATATATTGACAGTGCTATTAGCAAGACTTGTAACGTAGGTGACGAAGTAACTTGGGATGAATTCAAAAATATCTATATCCAAGCATGGGAGGCTGGTGCGAAAGGTTGCACCACTTTCCGACCATCAGGAAAGCGATTTGGAATTCTTAACACTAAACAAGAAGAGGAAGAACATGAAGAAGGTACAGCCTGTTACATTGATCCGGAAACTGGGCAGAAAGAGTGTGGTTGATTACCTAAAAGGCTTCTTTATTGAGGTAGGGGTTTCCCCTTTTGATTGGGGGCTGGATTGTTATTCAATCCCCGGAGGAGCTACCATTTACCTTGGTCCCATTGATATTTCAATAGGATCACACAACGCATGAGTACGCTCAAAGATGCTTTAGAAGCTATCCGAAAGGGCAACAGTGAAGGATTTGGCAGTCAGGTTGGTGGTACACACTATCAGGACTGCCTTATCCAGCCCATGCTCTACTCGGAAGTAAACAAACTTGGTCCCAATGCCCATAGCATCATTAAGTATGCTACCCGAGCAGGGAAGAAGGACGGAGAGAGCTTCTATAAAGAAATGGCAAAGATACGGCAATGTACTTATCTTTGGGAGGAAGCTTGGGAAGCAATGACTGGAGAAACGAAGGAGGATTATATTGGAGATTAATAAAAAGACAGGTGCTAAAGATGCCTTTAATATGGGGCATAATGCCTTCTATCAGGGAATGACAGATG